GTGGCGAACAAATCGTTAACAACTTAGTAGCACGTGGTGTAGATCCAATTGAAGCAGTTTCATACGTTCACACCGAGTTGGCTAACATGGCCGAATCGCTTGTCCCAGAACTTGCATCTATGTTTGAAGCACAGAAGCAAGTGCCTATCCCCATCGACACTTCCGAATCTGCACAGCCTGTTGTCCAAGAAGCAACACCGACGCGTGGCCTTGGTGGAGTCTTTAGTAGATTAATGGGTATTGGCAGAAACAACAACGGTATCTAAGGAGCTAAGAAATGGCTATTGATTTCAATGGTGCCCTTACATTAGCGGATCAGGCAATCTTGTCAAATGACCCGCTTGTCAAGGAAATCACCAAGAGTTTGCATCAGACGTGGAACGCTGTAAAGGATATTCCTTTCTATACTTCCCCATCTTTACGACAGATTGGTATGCGTTATACCAACAGTGGTATTCCTACTCCTAACTGGACAGGTATTAACTCAGAGCCACAGGCAGTTAAGGGTAAGCCAAAGCAGTACGAAGAGCAGATGTTCTTACTGCGCAACAAGATCACTATTGATAAGGTTCTTCTCGATCAGCCTAACAATATTATTGATCCTGTAGATGCACAAGTGCAGATGTTCTTAGAGGGTTTTGCTTATGACTTTAATGACAAGTTCATTAATAACGACCCCACAAGTTCTGCACCGGGTAACTCTCCAGACTGTTTTCCGGGTTTAAAGTATCGCTTAAACAACCCAACGCAGTTTGATATGGCTTCTGATATGACCCTTAACTCAGCAGCTGACATGTCTTTAGCTGTGTTGCTTGCAAGTGGTGGCAGTGCTCAAGCTAACCGTTTTATCTATGACGTTCAGACATTATTTGACAACATGAACGCGCCAGACGGCGACGGCATCGTTTTGTATGTATCTGAAGTTGGCAAGCGTATTATTGAAGCAGCTATCCGCGTAATGGGTATTGGTAGTGGTTTTGATGTTACTCAAGACAACTATGATCGCCCAGTGGAAATGTATAAGAATGCAAAGATTCGTGTGGTTGGACGTAAGGCTGATGGTTTGACATCGGTAATTCCAAATGATGTTAACCTTCCAGCTACAACCGTTAACACTGCTGGTGTTACCGCAGCTATTACGAATACAACTTCCATGTATGCAGTTCGTTATGGAACTGGATATGTTCAGGGTTGGCAGCCTAAGCCATTTAAGCCAGAGAACCTTGGGCGTTCACAGGAAAACGGCATCATGCACAACATTCTTTTTGAATGGGGTTGTGGTCTCTGGATCCCACATACCCGTGCAATTGGACGCTTGAATTTCAAGGTCGCATAATAAGGAGACATTATGGCAAGAGATTTCAAATTAAATTTCCGTTTCGGAAGTGGTGTACTTGGTTCCTCTGCTGGTAACGTCGCACTTCTTGGCGCAAACGTAACATCATTTACTGCATCTCATGCAGGACTTACTGGTACGGATGCACCAACAGGTAATACGGTTTCAAACCAGTTGATTTCCTGCCCACTAGCGTGGGGTGGGTACACACAGACAGCTGCTGGCGTTGGTGCTCCGTACGCAGAAGACGTACCTAATTTAGGTTCCGTTCTTCCCGGACACACTAGTCGCAATGATATGTTCTGTATTGTTGACCTAGTTGTTGCAACTACGCTTACTACGGCTCAGCAGTATGTTGTGCAAGCATCAGATAACCTTGTCAACTGGGTTACTGTTGGTGTAGGTGAAACTACTCTACCCGGTACGGCAGTTTCAAACACTACAATCACTGTAAGTGTAACTGCTTCTACTAGTTACAATGTCCTAACTGCATCTGCTGCACATGGCTTGCAACCGGGAGATTTAGTTGTTGTTGCTACAGCTACTAATATCACTGTCAACAATGGACATGAAACGCCAACTGTTGCTGCTGGTAACGTATTTGAAGTTGCATCTGTACCATCTACAACTACATTTACGTTGCGATATCCCGGACCTGTAGGTGCTACGTTAAAGAGTAACTACTTGCCGTTGAACAGCATTGTTTCTGTAAGTGCAGGTGCAACACCAGCATTTACCTTAAC